AGGACGGCTCTATAAAGGAACTAAATTAGCTGATGATACTTGGAACTTAATTAAAGTTTTACATAAATCCCAATCTAATAGAAGTCTATCTTTTTCTGTGGAAGGAGTGATAGTTGAGCGAGATCCAGTTAATCCTAAGATAGTAACTAAAGCCATGATTACTGAAGTGGCTGTTACTCCTAGACCCATTAATCCCAAGGCTACTCTTAAAACCCTGCTGAAATCCTTTAAAGGAGAAGTTGATGAGGAAGAAGAACTCCGCAAAGCTTTAGAAGCAGGATATGAAGTTAATCCTACTGCTATGTCAGGAGGAGAAACTCTGCGAAAAGAATCAATAGGCAAAATAGTTAGTGCTATTCGCTTTGCCATTGATAATGGAGACCAGTGCCTTACTTATCTAACTAAAAAGGGATTCTTAAATAGAGAAGAAGCGGTGCTGGCATTTATGCTCACTAATCAAGATGTTAAGAAGCTTATTGATGTGTATAAAAATTAATGGAGGTGCAACGACATAATGGGAATTTTTGAAAAACCCCTTGATGAACTAAAGTCTTTTTTTAACTTAAATGAATCATTAGAGAAATCTCTTGATGGAGAAGATAAGAAAGAAGAAGAAGACGAAGAAGAAAAAAAGAAAAAAGAAGAAAAAAAGAAAAAAGAAGAAGAAGAGAAGTCTCTTAATGATTTATTTACTAAAGTAGATGGCTTCTTCAAGTCTATTCAGGAGAAAGTAGATCAATCTTTAACTGGACTTAATAAGTCTTTAGAAGAGTCCAATGCGAAAAACGTAGAAGGCTTTGCTAAATTAGTTAAATCTTTTGAAGAGATAACTAAAGCAGTAGATCAGAGCCTTACGGAAACTAAAGAAGAGTTAAATAAAAGCTTGGAAGATTTCAAAGCTGAAGTAGATGCTCGGATTAAACAACTGGAAGATACTCCTAAAACTAAGAAATCTTTAGAAGCTATTGAGAGATTCAAAAATCAGGAAACTCCTCCTGAAGGAGAAGAGCTTTCTAAATCAGTAGTTACCCAACGCTTAACTGCTCTGTTCCAAAAAGGTGCAGTTTCTGATTACGATTTAGCTTTCTGGGATGCTAATAAGAAACTTGGATTTAAAGTGCTACCAGAGAAAATTCAAAAAGCCGTTCTTGAATACAAAGAATAAAACTTATAACCTTTTGGAGGTGTACCCACTCAATGAACAACCCGCTTTTCCAGTTTAATGAAGGATTTGGCATGTCCTCAGTAGAGGAGCTTGCTGCACTTCAGAAAGCATTATACGCTGGATATGAAGTTAACCCATTGGCTATGACCGATGGAGCAGCAATCCGTGCTGAAGACGTAGATAATACATTGCACATCACTACTTATCGTGATGAGCATTTTAGAATTTGGAATGACATAGCTAAGATTCCTGCTTACTCTACTGCAGAGCAGTATATTAGATTAACTGGCTACGGAACAGCTGAAGGAGGGTTTATGGGAGAAGGTAGTCTTCCCAATGAAACTACTTCTCAGCTAGAGCGTATGGTAGCTTTTGTTAAGTATATCGGAACCCGCAGACGAGTAACCCACCCTATGATGATGGCTAGAACCTATGCTACTGATCCTGTTACTATGGAAAACAGGAACGGAGCTATGGTTATTGCTCGTCAGTTAGAGTGGTCTATGTTTTATGGTAACTCTAAACTGGGACACGAAGTTGGTGGAAGACCATCGGAAGGTTTAGAGTTTGATGGTCTGTGGAACTTTGCTGAAGTAGAAGTAGATATGAGGAATAAGCCTTTAACTGAGCGAGCTGTCAATAGTATTGCTCAGGTAGTGTTAGATAACTACGGAATGCCTAATCAGATGTATTTAGACTATGCAGTTTGGCAGGACCTCAATACTACTTTCTTCCCCAAAGAGAAAGTCTTGTTACCTACCAATGATGGTGAATATACTGCTGGAGTAAAGATTGGAAGTATGGTTACTCAAGCAGGAACCATCAGAGTTAGCCCTGCTTTCTTCTTACAATCTACTGACCTCCGTTCTCCTCTGCGAGAATGCCCGTTAGTTAATACCAATGTTGATGTTCCTCTTCCTCCTTCTGCAGTAACTATTGGAACACCTACTGGTTCAGATGGTGATTTTGTTAAATCTTTCCCCACTGGTGGAACTGTATCTTACAAAGTTACTGCTTGCAACTTCAATGGTGAATCTGCAGGAGTGGCAGGAGATGTTGATGTAGTTCTGACCTCTAGTGATGTAACTAAACACATTCCTATTACTATTGCTAATGCTACTTCTCCTACTGCTAACAATGTAGAATACTACAACATTTACCGCAAAGATGATAATACTGGTGGTAAATACTACTGGATAGCTGCTGTTCCTTGTCAGGATCAAGCTGGTTCAGGAGCTACTGTTTGGAATGATACTAATTCCGTTATGCCTGGAACTAGAGTAGCTTTCTTAGGAGAAATGAATCCTGATATCATTCACTTCCGTCAGCTCTCCCCTCTGATGAAAATTGACCTAGCTCAGATTGATACCAGCTACCGATGGGCATTGGTCATTTACGGGGTTATGGTTCTTACTACTCCTCGTAAGTGGGTAAAAGTTAAAAACATCGGTCGCTTAGTTGCCTAATAACTTAGGAGGGGGCATTGTTTTGGTGCCCCCTTTAGGAGGTTAGATATGCTTATTCGAAACATTGATTTGAAGAATAGACAGCTCTTGGTCAGTGGAAAAACCATTCGCTTTAATGAAGAAGGGATTGGTGATATCCCCGATCAGGAATTGTTTGAAGCACTACTTAAAATAAAGGGATTCACAGATGTGAATCACCCTACTGCCAATAAGGTAGATTTACGGGAAGTAAAATCCATATCTATAGATGACTTAGAAGAAAAAGAAGAAATCAAGGAATTAGAAGAAATCAAGGAAGAAGAAGAAATAAAGGAAGAAGAAAAACCCAAGTCAAAGAAAAAAGGTAGGTAGGATAAATGATAAAACTACCTGGACTTCGCCTCTCTATAGCTGACTTAACTAATCAAAAATTAGATGGAGTAGCTATTACTGCTTCAGGAACTGCTGGTCTAACCTATACCTTTCCAGTAATGAAGAATACCTACTTAGTAATAACTGATTGTCTCCTTTCAGGAACATCATCTACTGCCACTTTAACAGGTGATGGAAATAAGCTTTTAGAGATAGATGTTAAGGAAACAATTAGTTATTCTCCTTTTACCTGTATAGTTCTCAATCTAGAGAAAACTAATACTCTAACTATGACTGGAACAGGAGCGGTAAAAGCCAATCTCTATGGCTTTACCTATACGAGTGTTAAATGAGCGACGAATTAGATCCCATTACTCCACCTGAAGAAGATCTGGATGCTGGATTAGTTATTACCCCTATGGAGTTAAAGAATAATTATCTGTGGGGGTGGGATATTATGGATAGAAATGGTAATCCCATCCCTCTGGAGTTATATAGAACACATATTCTAGCAGCTCAAGATAGAGTATCTTTAGCTACTGATTTAATATTAGTTCCTACAGAGTTTGTAGATAGACAAGATTACTATGTGAAAGACTATTCTAATTTTGGCTATCTCACTCTTTATCATAGACCAGTATTGGAATTGAAGAGTTTAAAGATAGTCTTTGCTGATTACAATGTTTTTCAATTTCCCAATGAATGGCTAAGAGTTAATAAAGAAGAAGGACAGCTGCAAATCTTTCCTACTTTCGGAGTATTGGGTAGTTTATTGATTACCAGAGGTGGAGACTGGCTCTCAGTATTCTTACGCCGCTGGACTTATGCTCCACAACTGTGGCAGATAGAATACACTGCAGGATTTGAAAAAGGGAAAGTTCCCTTTGTGCTTAAAGACATCATAGCCAAAGAAGCAGTGATAGGAATAAGTGAAACCTTCTTAGATTTAGTAGTTGGTCCAGGAGTAGGTAGTTCTAGTATTTCAGTAGATGGAGTATCTAAATCCACATCTATACTGCAAGATCATCCTCGAATTAGACAGTATCGAGCGGATGTTAAGTTCTTCTATGAGAAAGTATTGGAAACCATTAGAGGTAGGGATATAGCTATTCTATGATATATAAGAACTTTACTTTTCTTACTTCAGGAGTATTAGACCCTCCTCAAAGCAACGAGGACTTAGAGAAGTTTGACCAATTCGTAGAACAGCACGGAGTTCCTATAACTTGGGAAAAAGCTATCATTTGTCCTTGTGCTAATGAGGTAGGAATTCCCAATCCTCACTGTCCTTACTGCTATGGAAGAGGTCTTACTTATTTAGATCCTCAAGAGAACTTAGCTCTCTTTACCAGTATGGAAGGGTTTCCTTCCTTTGCTGAACCAGGTCTGTGGATTTTTGGAGTAGCTAATGTCTCTACCCTCTCTACCATTAAGCTCTCTACTAGAGATAGAATCATTATCAATGACTTTGAGACTACCTACATAGAGAGTTACCCTAAAGAAGGAGATACTATAACAGTCAATTTCCCTATCCACGAAATAGAGTATCTCTATTATATAGATGCTGATGGTGTGCTTACTGCCTGTGATCCTGAACTAGATTACACTTTTGAAGATCACACCATTACTTGGCTAACCACTAACATTCCTGCAGGAAACACAGTATCTATCCGCTATAAATCCTTTCTTCAATATTTAGTTATGACTATGCTTCACGAAGCTAGAGGAATTAAAAACAGCTCAGGTGAGGTAATTAAGCTACCCAATCAATACTTAGTGAGAAGAGAAGATTTACTGATAGAGGAGAAAAAGAGGGTGATAGACAATGAATAGTACTACCCTCTATATTTCAGTAGATTCTCTACCTGAAGACTTAAAGAAGAATAGAAGAAAATTAGGAAGACTTAAGGGAGATATAACTAAGATTAAAAATTCTGCCCTTCAAGATCTAGAGAACTTAGTTAGTTCTAGACTATCTCACCGAGAAGGTAAATACTATCGAAGAAACATTGAGGTTACTGACCATTCTCCTAACTTAGGATTCACTATTGGAATAGATACTAGTGATGGAACTATGAGGAGATTAGAGTATGGTTATAAATCCTTCTACCTTTGGGATAAAATAAATCCAGCTAAAGCTAAACGAACTAAAAAAGATAATAAGATATACTATGATATTCCCTTCAAATACTACTTACTTCGGAACCTAAACAGAGATCGTCCTTATACTTTGTATGATAGAAAAAAGTTTGTAGAGCAATCTCCTCATCTGTTCCTAGTTGGAAGCATGAGAGCATCTCGTTTTCGTGAAGCTACAGAATACAATAGAAGAGGAACTGCAGTAGCTTTTACTCCCTATAAGTCAACTACTAAAACTATTCCCACTAAATTCAAAGGATCTGAATTCCGATTTAGTAAGGAAATGGCAGCTACCTGGAGAGAAAGAGGATATGAAACAGTTTCAAGACTTAAAGCAGAACATTTATTGGGGGGAATTATTAGTGGAACAGTGCAGACCATTAAACGGGGACCAAATGTAGGAAAGCAAAGAATGATATACACCCATTTAGTGGTCTTCCGTAGAATGGATGAAAAGAACAAAAGACATTTCTTTATTATGGGTAGGACAGGTTTACGGGCTATATCTACTATAAGTAAAAAAATAGAATCGGAACTCAATAAACTGCAGCACCGAATCGCAGGAGGCTGATATGGCTTTTACTGTAGTTGAATATTTACTCAGTTCCATACTAAAAGATGGATTAGACTACTTCAAAACTAATCCTCAAGAAATAGAACAGGTTTTATTAACCCACGATACTGAGGTAATCAACCGAGCTAAATATATAGTACAGAAACTGCCTGTTAAAGTATTGGTATCTTATCCTCGATCTAAATTCAGCCTACCTCTCTATGTAGTATTTCTAGAAGGGGAAGAAGAAGATATTAACTACATTGGAGATAAAACTGATCCTGCCGATAATAGCTATCAAACTCCTATTGCAATTACTAATGAAGTGATAGAAGTTCCTGATTTTCAACTAACCCATAAACCCCTAGATACAGTTTCTATACTTTGCAATGGGATAGCTTTATCACCTTATGATTTCTCTTATAACCGTTATACAGGAAGAGGACACCTAATTGGTAACTATGATCCATCAGCTTCCTATACTGCTAACTATACCTACTTTGAAAAATATTATGAGCCTATAGGAGCTATGTTTCGTTCGGTTTATAGAATTGAATGTCTGTCTAATAACATAGAGGAGGTGTTAATCCTTTATCGGCTGGCTCAATTTGTCTTTATGTCCAACCGCACTGCTCTATCCCATATTGGATTTAAAAACCAATCTTTATCAGGTGAAGATTTAGAACCAGTTAATTTTGAAGATCAACCTGATTTTATCTTTCGTAGAGCCCTTTACTTCACTTTTACTAGAGAAGGAACAGGGACTATTCCTTTACCCGCTTTACAAAATATTGAAGTTCATCCCGTTTGAAAGGAGTAAAAATGAATGGCAGGAATTGTTATTAATGGCGTTACTATAAAGAAACCTGGCGTATACTCCATTGCTGATGTCAGTGCTATGGTAGCTCCCAATCCCAATGCTAATGGAATTATAGCTGCTATAGGAACTTGCCGAGGAGGAAAACCATTTGAAGTATATCACTTTACCTCTCCTCGGGAAATGCTGGCTACTTTGAAGCAAGGAGAATTAGCTGATTGTATTGGACTAATGTATTCTCCCTCTGGAACTGGTGGAGGAGCTTATGATGTTTTAGCTATTCGAGTAGTTGGTGATGGTTATTCTCAAGCTAGTGTAACATTGAATGCTGGTGGTTCTCAACCTACTTTAAAAATCACTGCCCTAGACTATGGTAATATTGGTAATTTCATTAGAGTAGGAGTATATGATGGAACTTCTTCAGGAAAGAAAATTACCATTCACGATTACTATAATAATATCCCTGTAGAAGTATTTGATAATCTAAAAGATGCTTTTAGTATTCAATACACAGGAACTGCTGATACAGCTAAATTGACTATTACTCGCACCAATAACGTAGCTACTGAGATTGCTTGTGTAGTAGAAGACCATCCTGAAGAGGGATTTGTCTTTGATTTGACTTCTAATGATTATCGAACTGTAGGACAATTAGTCAGTGCTATAAATGCTCTTCCTAATTACACCTGTGCCCTCTCTCCTTATATCCCTGCTGGAGACTTACCCACTAGCTACTTAGATGCTGTTGCAGACCAAGATATCAAAACCTCTGCTTATACTGCTACGGCAAAATTAGGAACTATTATCTATGCTTTAGAAAAATCTAAAATCGTTAGAGCCAGTAAAGCTACAGCTTCAGCAACTCTCCCCCCTGCTAATACTGATGAGGTTCCTCTCTCAGGAGGTAGTGAAGGAGCTGCTCCTGATGTAAATGATTACAATAGAGCTTTAGCTTTATTAGAAGGTTATGATTGTAGGTTTATTGTAGTTACCAGCACTGACTCAGAGATCCAATCAGCAGTTATGGCTCACGTCAATAGTATGAGTAGTGTTAGACATCGCAAAGAAAGACGAGCTATCTTTGGACTAGACCCCTCCAGTGGTGCAGCAGATTATAAAGCTCGGGCTATGGCACTCAATTCTCACCGAGCTATCTTAGTAGGACCAGCAATTAAGAAATCAATCAATGGAGTGCTAACCTCCTTACCTGGTTATTACTTAGCCGCTATAACTGCTGGAACATTAGTAGGAATGGATGTTAAAGATAATTTAACGTTTAAGCCAGTAGCAATAGAAGGACTTACTCAGAACTTCACTCAAGCCGAGATTGATGATTTAATCTCCAGTGGTGTAACAGTAGTAGAATATGATGTTAGGAAAGGTTACCGCTACGTTCGTGGAGTTACTACCCACTTATCAGACCAGAATTTAGCCAAGATTGAAATAAACTGTGCTGAGGTTATAGACTTACTTACTCAAGATATCAGAACAACTTTAGAAGACCGCTACATTGGTAAGCCTATGTATTATGGAATAGACAAAGCCATTAGGGATACAGTTATTTCAATTCTTGAACGTTGGTCTAAAAATGGTAGATTAGTTGGTAGTGATACCATTCCCGCTTACCGCAATGTCAATGTTATACTGGAAAATGGTGTAGCAATTGTATCCTTCGAAGCCAGCCCTGTTATCCCATTGAATTACATCGTAGTAGAAGAAACCTTTTCTCCAGCTTATGGTTGGACATCAGCGGTTTCGATATAGATAAAGGAGGATCTAAATGGTAGAAATTAACAGATACTTAACCTATGCTGATCAATATTATTCCTACCATCAACCAGCAGAGGGTAATGTTCATAAAACTCTAGCTGGGCATGATGTAATAATTAAATTAGGTGGTGTAGAGGTAGGAAGAGCACAAAGTATATCAGGAACCCGAGACTTTGGTATAGAACCAGTTATGGAAATAGGTTCTATGAAGCCTCAAGAGTTTGTTCCTTTGAGATTTTCAGGCTCAATTACTTTAGAACGCTACTTCGTCCGCAACGATGACCTAATGCAGGTTCTCAACAGAGCTGGGATTCCCTTTGATTTATCTCAAGAGGGATATATTCTCCTACATAGTGTATGGGGATTCGAAATAGAGATTAGAGATAAATATACTAATGATTTGATTAGATCTTATCAGAATTGTGTATTCTCTTCTTCTGATGAAACTATAGCTGCAGCAGGTATTGCTGGCGAACGAGCTACTATTATATACTCTGAAGCTCGAAGCAGTGCTTCTCCTACAGCATAAAGGAGTAATTAGTTATGACTAAAGAAAAACTAGAAAAATTGGGGCAAGAGGTTCTCTTAGATAATAAACAGACTTATGAGTTCGAAATAGATAAAAATGGGTATAAAGGAAAGTTCAAATGTAAAAACCAAACTGTAGCTGATACTTTAAACATCATTGCTTTGTCTCGGAAGATGACTTCTAAGATGGGTTTGGCTGCTGGAGAAGATCCTCTTTATGAGCAATTGGTTACTGAAATAGCTACTCTAGAAACTTTACTAATAGAAAGACCTGATTGGTTTAAAGACATAATGAATTTCAGTGATTGGGAAGTAATTCACGAAGTGCATGAGGAGGTTGTAAGATACATCAACTCCTTTCGCCAACCTGAGGGAATTAGTTCCTGAAATTGTAAAGCTTCCCCTGTTTGAAAATCTCTGGTGGGTGATGGATCATTTTAAGATCCTCCCCACCAATCCTGATTTTCAAAGACTTACCTCTACTCAAGTTTATATGTTGATTTTAATGTATAACCACGATATGAAGAAACGGCAGCCCCAAGTACAAGGACAAGTAACTGAAACCTTTACCGACCCTGAATTTGATAAATGGCTAGCAGAACAACAACAGCAAAGCAATGACATTTGGCACGAACTCTAATCAAAGTGGGTGATATGATTGCCCAGTAACCAGCACGAAATCAATGTTCGAGTTGATTCTAGTCTTTATCAGTTAGAATCCATACTCGAATCCTTACAGGGGCTAGTCCAGGGAGGACTAGCTTCTTTTTTTGATGACTTTAAAAGAATAGATCCCAGACGAGTTGAGCATATTAAATATTTAATGAACCAGCTCAACCAGTCTCAAGCCTCCCGAGACTTAGGAGATAGTTTAAAAACTATTACTGAGCAGATGGAAAGCATTGTATCTGCTCTGGATATAGCTCAGCACATTAAAGCTCCTATTGTAGAGAGAGGATTTCCTCATTTAGTAAAAAATTTCAATGATGCTATTCAGAAGCATTATGAATCTATAAATAAATATGTATCAGAATTATTCTCTGCTACCTATACCTCTACTACTCCTGCCTATGTTCCTTCCTTACTCCGCTCTACTAGAGGTGATGTAGCAGCTCAACTATCGAAAACTACTCAGCAAGATATTGCTACTTATTTAACTGATTTTGAAAAGCGTATTGATTCTGAAGTTAGGAAGCGATATGCTGACTATTTCGATAGATTTTCTACTGTTGAATCTTCTCTTACTACTACTGGTAAAGCATCTCCAACTACTACCATTACTGATGAAATAAAACAAGTTCTCTTTGAACCAATTCCTCAAGTAGATTTTAAAGTAGGTAATGAGGCGGTAGCTAATTATACTATTAGTCAGAATAAAATAGGAATTGGTAGAGAGTTTGCTAATCTACCCCCTAAAGCTAAAAACTTTGTTCTACAACACGAGCTGGGACATAGTATCTTTACTAGATTTCAAGGTCTATTTCCTCAACGGTTCGAAGAAATTCTCCGCTCAGGAGTAATTGGAACTTGGGAAGGAGAGGAATTTCGAGGAGTTTTTGGACACGAGAAAACCAATCCCCACGAGACTTTAGCAGACCTGTATGCCTATTATATGACTAATCCGCAGAGAATGAGAAAGTCTCACCCCCAGCAGTATGAATTCATAGATCAATTTTTAAACCAAGAGATATTCCAAAATGATGTAATGAACTTTGCTTTTAGAAAGATCTCTGAGAGGCAAGCCAAAAACATTAGAAAGCTTTACAGCACAGGAGAATACACTAAAACTGCTTTAGCTAAAAAGTATGGAATTAGTGTTAAAACCTTAAACAAAGTTCTCAATCCCCCCACCCCTACTACCACAGTAGAATCGAGTGCTCCAGAAGAAGTAGATAAGTCTGGTAAACCCACTATCCCACCTCCTCCTTCAGTAGAGGTTCCTGGTCCTAAATGGGAGGATAGACCTTACAGCCCTATCCCTGTATTAAAACCCCCACCTGCTCAACCCATTATTACTCCTCCCAAAGAAATTACTGTTCCTCAACCTCCCCAAATTATTGTTCCTCAGGAGCCACCTAAAGAAGTTATTACCCCTACAGCAGAAGAAGTAAAGAGGTATGGCACATCAACTATTCCTAAGGAACCGCCTTCTAGACCTAAACAAACTACTGAAGTTCCCAATCGTTCACTGGAGATGATGAATAGGTGGTTAGAGAGAGAATATCAAGTAGCTGCTCAGCTGCTTAAAGAATCTCGAGATGGAAGGAAAGATTCTCAAAAACAAGCTTTTGATTTAAAACACCTCTTAGCTATATCAGCTGAGGCTCGTTTAGAAGCATTAGAGGAAGCTCTAGAGAACTTAGAAAATATTTATGTAGCTACGGGGAAAGATAGACCTATAACTGAAACTTTTATTAGAGAAAATATAGCTGAAACAACTAGGGCTAAAACTGCCTCCCAAATTCAGACTTTGTTACTAAATCAGGGTCTTCAACCCCACCAAGTTAATTTATTAACTGAGAAATATATGAAACTAATTGAAGATAGCCTTCCACCACCACCTCCACCACCCCCACCAACTACAGGTGGAGGAGAATGGGGTTGGGGAGATGTAGCTCGAAGTATGGGAAAATTTGCCCTTAATCGGACAGTAGGTGGACTGTTCAATGCTTTTGATATTATTATAGATAAAGCAGGGCTATCTTTAGCTGATATTATATCCCGAGGAATGACCATCAATGAAAATCTCTATTATCCTTTAGAGATGACTATGGCTGGAAGAATGAGGCGGTTAATGAGAGCTGGGGGAGCAGCAGGATTTCCTGAAGAGTTCTATACCGCTATGGAAGAAATGTGGGGACAGGCTATTCCTACGGAGCTAGCTGGAGTTTTAATGAGCAGTTATACAGCACTTTTAGGCTCTACTACTATGGAAAATTTAGCTCAACAGATAATACCCCTTACTAATATAGCCCGAACCATAGGAGTAGGTCCTGAACAATTGCTGCAACCTGTAGCGGGTGTGCTTCGTATGATGCCAGAGCGAGGAACACCACAAGTTTATAACCAGCTTGCTGAATCCATTGCTAAAGCTATAGCTAATGCTGACTTAACTGAAGCTATAGGAACTGATGAACTATTAAGAATTTTTACTACCTTATCTAAAAGCTATTTTGGTGGAGCAGCAGAAATTACCCCTCAATCAGTCCAAAATGCTCTCAGTGCGGTAAGCTTTCTAACTACCTTTGGAGCTCCAGGACTACAAGGAGCAATAGGACTAGAAAATTTAGCTAGACTAAATCAATCTCTTATGGGAAGAGGAGTTGCTCTTACTCCTCTACTTTATTTAGGAGCTAATTATCAAGCTCCAGAATGGGGAACTAATACTCTAGAAAAACTAGTTAATATTTCTTCTCAGTTTGCTAGAGAAGGAATATTTATGCAAAATAGAGGAACTAATGAAATATTTCTCTTCTCTCTGCTTCGCCAGGTTAGGGAGATGGCAGGCGGAGACAAAAGTTTGGCTACTGCTATACTAGCTAGAGAGGGAAATATTTCTACCGATATTGCTCTAGCTCTCTTTGACCTTCAAGACACTTTAGAAGAGCAATTAGAATCAGGAAAAGCTACTTCTGAAACCCTAAATACATTAGTAAGTGCTGTTATCCAAGGAGACCAAAAAGCTATAGAGGTAATGACTCGGGGAACTGAAGTAGAACAGATGCAGTATTATCAACTCCTAGAAGCTAATAGCATTTATGACCAATTGATTAAAGATGCAGGTCAGCTTCCACTTCAAATTGCTACACAAGGTAAAAAACAATTATCTCCCCTACTAGATAAAGTTTATTCTGCGTTAGCTAGAGGAGTTCAAGGAGATGTTAGAGGAGCTTTTAATGAATTAGTTAAAGCCTTTAGTGAACTCCCTAACATTGAGAGAGAGGGAGCCGCTATAATGGCTCATTCTGCTCTACGCAGTCTAGGACTAACTCCTCAGAATTTCCTTGATGTCATTAAGCAATCCTTACCCACTGTTATAGGAACAACTACAGGAGTAGCTCTAGGACCAGCTATAGCTGCTAATATATCCACTATTCTTCCTTGGATAATTCCAGCAGTAGTAGCTGCAGTAGGAGCCTACTTAGGCTTTGAACAAGTTAAAAACTATAACGAATTAAGTAGAGAACAAAAGGATTATCTTAATCAATATAAAGAAGAAATTTTACCTTCCCTACAAGAAGAAGGTAAATCACAGGAAGAAATTAAAGACATTGAATTTATTTGGAAAGCTTTGACTGACTTCCAAACCAAACAGATATCACCACATAATTATCGCCAATCAATTTACCAGTATAATTTTAAGAATATTCCCCCCGAGACTTTTGAACAGGTTTATTCAATAGCTGTAAAGGAAGGACTTGGAGATGAATTTATAGAATTATTAGGGATGTTTGCTCAGACAGTGGAGTCAGTAAAAGAAGCCTTAAAAATTATACAGGCTAAAAATGAAACTGCTATTCCTTCAGGACCTACCCTGACTCTTAATGCTGAACCTCCCAGTGAACAGCCCTCTCTGTTCCCTTCTACAGGCAGTGAAGTATCTCCAGAAAACGAACCTGCTCAAGCTTCACCTTTATCGGAGTTCATAGTAGAAAAACCAGCTAAGAAAGAAAAAGAGGCATTTCCTCCTGCTTCAAATAATTACACTAACTACTATAACTTTACCATTAATGCTACTCCCCTTCCTGGGGAAACGCCAGAAGAGATGGCTAAACGTATAGCTAGTCAGATATTACAGCAACTAGAAGAAACTCAAGTTAACGATACCCGCAACAGGAGTGCTGGACAATGAGTTCTATTGAAGTCTATAATCCACTCTGTTATGTTTATTTCTTTCCTACTACTACTCAACCTTATGAAGATACTCTTCCTTTTCGCTCTCTATATGGAGCAGGAGGGTGGGGACACTTTCGTTATGACTATACTGGCAACTTAGAAACAGGTATAGATATGGATAATGATATCATCTATGCTTCTACTCAGACTTTAATAAATGGAATAGGAAGTAATGTCTTTACTTTAAGATTAGTAGATAGAGTAGATAGTGATGGTCTTACCTGGGATAAAAAGATTCGCTCTCGTGATTTAATTCTCATAACTATGATGAGACCAGGTATAGATAAGGCTATGACTCCCGTGATGTTTGGAGTAATAAAAAGTGTTAAAAAACACGTTAAAGTATCAGGTGGGCAAGATGGTAAAAACCCTAAAGTAGAAAGATATATAGAAGTAACAGGTAGTGATTTAACTACTCTTTTAGCTGAGCAATATATCTTTTTTAACCAAAACTATTTAGGAGCTATAGATACCATTAAAAATATATTAGGTAGTAATGCTCCAGGAACGATACATTATGGATTTTTATTTGCTGACCTCATTAACTCCAAAGATGAATCTAAAAGATTAGAGTCTTTAATTAGAGAGCCGCACGAATTTATTAAAGATTATTTAGAGAATTACTGTGCGCACGATTACCAATATACTAATATTCCTTATTTTGGAAAACCTCTTTCTGATTTCCTAAAGTTTAATCCCAACAGTAGTTCTTTTGCTCTCAATGGAGAAAGATTAAAAGTCTATGGACTTAACTATATGACCTTTACTGGTTCAGGAGCCAGCTTTGTTAATCAAGTGCTGCAAAAGCCATTCAATGAAATCATAATAGATTATGGAACTAGCAACAGACCAGCAGGAGCAGTATGTAATTTAACTGTTCGACCAGCTCCTTTCCTTTATCAATTTGCCAATGCTGATGTAGCAGATACTAATAAAATTACTAAACTACCTCCTGAAGCTGGCAACCTCTTGAGTAATATCTATACCCATACTATCTATGATAAAGATGTTAATGAAGAAGAAATTATGGTATCTGATGAAGGGGCTTATAACCTCTTTCTAGTTGATAAAGCTTCTCCTGGAGCTTGGGCTTTAGATCCCTCTCTTCATACTAAACCTGCTTTTGATATCAATAATATTAGGAGATATGGAACTAGAGCTACGATTATGAGCTTTGATTACCTCCCCTCCCCTGCAGGAGATAATGAAGAGCAACTAAAAGATTCTACGGATAAGATAGTAAATTATGCCAATGGATTATCAGAAGTCCTTCGCCAGTGGTTTATTAAGCAGCCTGAATACTATCAAGGGGAGATAACCATTAAAGGAAAGGCAGGCATTAGAGTAGGAGAACGACTGCTCTACTATTCTGATGAGCGGAATGAAACTTTAGAATTTTACATTCACGGAGTAAGACATACCTTTATCAATTTTGGAAACTTCCTTACTACTCTATCCGTATCTCGGGGACGAGTAATTGGAAAGGTTAGATAAGATGATTAAACCAGATAATGGTATACAAAGTAAACAAAAAATACCTGCTTACCTACAAACTAGTGGAGTATATTTAGGACGAGTAGTCCGAGTTTATCCTATGGATTATTCAGTAGATGCTTTCTTACTGAAGACTGGGGAATTACCTGCTCTAGGATTTATTCCTCAAGATCCTAAAGATGCTCCCCTGCTCCGTATTCCAGTTATGACTCCTATGGCTGGAGCAGTTCCTACTGAAAATTGGTTTTCCGATAAAACTCAATATGGAAAAACTATAGGTAATCCCTTAACTGGCTATGGAGAAGTAAAGCTTCCTAAAATAGGTGATTATGTTCTCATCGTCTTTTTAGAAGGTGATTATGCTTGTCCTGTAGTTATTGGCTGTTTACATCCTGCCTCTCGATTCCTCAATGTTACAGGTAATGTTCCCACAGGAAAAGAACAAAGTAATAATGGAGTAACTGCAGAAGATGATAGATACTTAACTGTCTATCCCTCTATGGTGTGGAAGAAAATCAACAAAGATGGAGAAGTAGAAATATCTTTCCCTGTAGGGAAATCCTTATCTGAAAAGGAAGGCTTTTATCTTAAAGTAGGAAAGATTGATGCTTCCCACGAAGCAATGAATATGAATACTTCCGCTCTAGACTTAAAAGAAAAATTAGCTATGCTAAAAGAAGCTCTTCCTTTAAAAGATTTACCTGTAGTTCAGCAAGCTTTAGCAGACATTAGAGCTGGTGCAAAAACAGTAGCAGAAGCTGCTGCAGAACTCCGAACAGATAAAGAAGTGCAGAAAATATTAACAGGAGATCCTCATACTGAAGATGACTATGCAGGTCCAGGCTGCTGCTGTGGAGCAAGTGATGGTTCAAGTTGTTCCTGTGGAGCGAATTGGGTAACCTGTCCTAACTGTGGGACTTCTAATAGCTGTTCTCCTTGCAGCTCATCAACTACCTGCTCTAACTGTGGAGCTACTATTCCTTGTTAATAGGAGATAATTATGGCTGAAGAACTTAAGCAACCTATTACTATATCATTAGAAGACCTTCTCAATCTCTTTTTAGAAGTTCCTGACTTAGAAGCTAAGGTAGATAGATTATCAGACCAAGTAGATAATATAATTAATAATCTTAACTCTTCCTTAGATGATAGAGGCTGCAACTCTTTTCAAAATATTCTCAGTGCTTTAGATACTTCTCTAGCTGAGTTTGATAGTCTAGGGGATAGTATATTAACCAAGATACCTTTCTTACGAGGAATAAAAGATTTATTTGATTCTATAGGAAACAACTCTATTAACCTTCTCTCTGTCTTTTCTGGTCTTATTCCCAGCAGTATTAGAAGCATAATAAATGAAGTAGGAGGTTATGCTGGATCTATTTCTAATATAGTTCACTTTGTTACCACTTTTAATCCTACTGACTTTGCTAAATTCTTTGCTTCTACTTTACTTCAATCAGTATTTGGAGGACTAATAGGTGGCAGTGGAATTAACCTAGCAGGAATGGTAATAGGAATAATAAATGGAAAACTCAATTTATCTTCTCTAGCTTCCAACTTTCTATCTAATATAGGGGGAGGAATTCTTAATGGGTTCTTAGGTAGTATAGTAGGAGGATTAGGTAAATGTGAATGCTCTTCTGCTCAACCTATGAAGCCTATTCCTGGAGGCTTTGAAGCTCCTGATTCTATAGATTTATCAGAAATGCATATTCGCTATAAGACTAAAGAGAGTGAAATCTCTTCTAATAACTACCACAATCCAAAGGATAACTCTAATGGCTAGTATTGCAAGTTTCGTTGACTATCTAAAACCCTATGCTCAAGCAATGGAGACTAAGTATGGTATAGACTGGCGAGTAATTGTAGCTCAAGCAGCTCAAGAAACTGGTTGGGGAGAACATCCTCACGGCTATAACTTGTGGGGTATGAGGTTTACAGGACCAGCAGGAGAAGAAAATGGTTATGCCTTATTCAATGACCAATGGGAAGCTGTAGAAAGTTATATTTATAATCTAAAAAAGAACCATCCCACTGCTTGGGAAGTTAGAAACAACTGGTCTCAATTCATCGTAGAACTTCAAAATCCCAACTATCCTAACACAGGAGCTTGGGCAGAAGACCCTAACTATACTAATGCTCTGTATGGTATTATGGTAGCTAATTTATTAGCTGAACCTACTAGTATTGACACAGGTATTCCTTTCCCCGAACAATATACTCCTACTACCTATACTAGAGAACAATCTATTCAAGACCGTGAAGGAGCTGCAGTCTCTGAACTTCCTTATTATGTAAAGCTTCAACACGTCAATGATGATGAACAACCTACAGGAGCCACTACTTTTAAGATTACTCCTGATTCTCAAGTATTGCTACTCCGAGAGAAACTCATTAGAGTGCAGGAAGATGAGCCTGCTACTCCTGAAAATTATTCCAATTTATACAATGACATAGATGCTAAGAAGTATCATATCAAAGTTAAAAAGACCGTTACTAAAGTAGAAAAAGCAGGTTCTTTTCAACTTCAACTTGATGGGGTGCTAATTGAACAGCACAATAATGGAGCTCAATATCCTTCTGCTCCTAAAATAAATAATCAAATTCAGCTTAAAGATGAGCAATTAGTTTTTACTCGAACTACTGAAAAAACTACAGGAACAGTAACCGAAAATATTATCTTAGCAGATGAGAAAATTATATTAGAAGTTATTAAGAATAATAAAAAAGACCGAGTAGAAATACTCCCTGGAAAGATACTGCTAAAAGGTAATGATAACTCCTACATTCGAATTGAAGATGATGTAATTCAAGCTCAAAATAAAACTAAATCTCAAGTTTGGATGAAGCTAGATGAGATAGCAGTATCTAATCTTGTAAATACCCACGTCTACCTAAGGGGAGATATGGTAGAAATGAAGAATTCGTCAGGCTCTCAAGTGCTTATCAGTGGCAGCTTAGCTGAAATGAAAAACAATGCTGGTTCTCAAGTAGTCTTAAATGGGGGAAGCCTGGCAGAAATGAAAAATAGTAATGGTTCTCAAGTAGTTTTAAACGGAGGAAATGCTCAACTTACTGCTCCAGGAAGTATTACTGTTCAAGCAGGAGGAACAGTAAGTATTCAAGGAGCAACAGTTAGGATTAATTAAGGAGAAAATTAATGGCTAATGCTTCCCGAGTAGGAGATAGCACTCAATGTATAGAATTAGGATTACCTATAATTAGACAAATTGCTCAAGGCTCTAGCAACGTTTTTATTGAAGGAAGCCCTGCTGCTCGATTAGGTGATGCCACTACTCACCCCTGTGCAGTAGCTGGTGGTTCAAGCACTGTCTTTATTAATGGAAGACCTGCTGCCCGAGTGGGTGATGCTGTCTCCTGTGGTGGAGTAATCATTGGTGGAGCTGCTACTGTATCCATTGGTGGTTGACAGTGAAATAATAGTAATATATTTCGATATTATAGATAGATGATTACCACGAGGGTATCTCCCCTCAATTTTTTCTTCAACATTAGGAGGATTATTGTAAAATTTTATGCCCAAGCGTATGATGTTTAAGCTTTCCACAGGTGAAGAATTTCTCTTTGCCCTTAATCCTCAAGAGTATAATGTCATTACCCCTGCCCGAGTTAATATTGTGCAAACTAAAGGGGGAGTGTTTGCTGATAACTTTGGAACTGGGGTAACAGCTATTAATATTAAAGGCATTACCAAAAATAATTTTGTTAGTGATAAAGATGGTAATGTTAGAAATACAGCTTTAGATACTTTCAAAGAGTTAAGAGACAAAGTAGTATTAAATTATTTTGACGGGCAAATTCCAGGACTTCCTCCTACCAAGACTATGGAATTCTATAACTTCACTGATGAAGATTATTATGAAGTTATTCCTATGCAGTTTTCTCTCACCCGCTCAGCCACTAAAGCTCTTTTCTATAACTATGAAATCAATTTAGTAGTAGTTAGAAAATTATCTGATCCTGAAGCTAAGAAAAGTGATATAGTAGAAAATTATCTGCAGCTCAGTGAAGAAAATAAAAATCTGTATCCTCTTAGTCCTACTCCCTCTAGTCCAATTGTGGATGCCATTATTAATCCCGATGAAGCATCTCCATCTACTACTCCCTTACCTTTTATATTTACTTATGGGGATGAAGCTCTACTATTTAATATTCAGGAAATAGGAACTTTTGATATTGGAAATTATATCAGGGAACATACTGCTTCTTTTATTCCTAACTTAGCTTACATCTCTCCTGATTTAGCCAATTCCAAACCCACAGAAATAGGAGCTATACTCAAAAATCAATCTACAGGAGCAGTATTTATGGTTAATGGGGTAGATCCCACCCTTCCTCCTAATACTATAAGGATAGAAGTTCCTACAATTCAGAATACTGTTGACCAGTATTTATCTAGTTTAGATTCTGCTAATATAGACTACGGAATTCTCCCCATTCTTCAGCAGGCTTACAATGAGGAGAATGAAAATCCTAATCCTGAAGCAGCTAATAAGTTAAAGAATTCTACTATTAATCTCCTCTATCCTTTCGAAAAATTACGAACAGACTACTGGTTAAAACTTCAATCTTCAGATGAAAATACTCCTGATCCCTTAGAACAGCAGTTAGTCAATCAAGAGATAGAACGAATGGAGATTGTTAAAGATATCAATGAAGTTCAACAACAAACTAAACAAGCAGAAGAGATTCTCAAAGCTCTCAATACTGTATTCATTCCTGAAGAAGAGATTGGCACTTCTACTAGTAGTTATGCCTCTTCTGAGTTATTTAGAACTATCCGTATGGCACAACTACAGGGAGAGCTAGGAGTAAACTTTGGAAAATATGGCACAATAATATTCTCCAGTCATCTCACCGAAGCTTTACCTACTTTACAGAACCTCCCTAGTGATATTGCTCAGGAAAAGAAAATCCTCATTGGAACTTTAGAGCGAAAAGTTTATCCCACTATTGATAAACCACCTTCTTTAGATATTAATACTACTGAAGCTGAAGCTCTAGCTGCCTATGGGCACGTATTGGGATTAGAAAGAGTAGTTACTGATGTACTATCAATGCCTCCTGAAGACAGAGAAGAGGCAGAAGAGTTAGCTAAAGATATGCTGTATGAAAATGACTTAATCCTAGATAAAGATAAATCTTTAGAAGAGATTTATCAAGATTTAATTTCTCAAGGTATATTTACTGGAGGAACAGCATCGGCAGGACTAATTAATCATCTTCATCAAATGCAATTCCCAGGAGCGGTAAGATAGTGTCATCATACGAAAATCCCCAAGTTAAATTCTATACCATCAAAGAGGGGGATACTTTAGAAAGTATTTGGCAGCAACATCCCTACCTATCTAGTTGGAAAGTATTAGCTGAATTTAATCATTTAGAATACCCCTACCTTGTTTCTCCTGACACTGATACTGAAGAGCCTGCTAGTGGTTATGTTATTTTCTCTACTCCTCAAGTAGCTACCGAAGATATAATTATACCTATTGGAACTTTAGTAGGCTGCACTTTAGATTCTCATATCTACCGCTATATTACTCAAGAAGAAGGAAAAATAACAGCTGGTCAGATAAGCAGCAATCCCGTTCTCATAGCCGCTACTGAAACAGGTAAAGAATATAATCTTCCTGCTTCTACTATAAATACTATTTTTAATAATTCTAACCTTACAGTTACTAACCCCTCCTCTATTAGTGGGGGCTATAAACTGCAAGTTAAAAAGTATGGAGAAACTCTTTATATCCCCATAGAAGGCTCTCCAGAAGTTAGAGAAACTCCTGTAAACTTTGTTAATGCTTATGGCATTGATATTTATGCAGGAGATAATTTATCTACTGAATTTGGAATGTTAAAGAAAAGCACCAACCACGATTTACTTTTAGTAGCAGGATTAGATAACTTAAAGCAGGCTTTAGTTAGAAGAGTAACTACGGCACAGGGAAGCTTATTAGGGCATCCTGAATATGGTTCTCAGTTTTATCAATATATAGGTAAAGCTATATCTTATCAAATTCCTGAATTATTGAAAATAGAAACTGCTCGCTGTTTAAAAGGAGATCCCCGAGTTAAAGATGTATCTGATATAGAAGTTACCTTTTATGGGGAAGCTGCTCAGATTACCTGCACCGTAACTACTTATACTGATGAAAATTTTATCCTCCAATTTGACACTAATTAGGAGTTAGGAATGGAATATAAAGCTAAAGTTTGGGAACAAATTGTCTTTAAGATGATTCTCTTTTATAAGTCAATTAGTAAAACCCTAACTGACTTCTCTGTAGGCTCTACTATCCGCACCCTCTTTGAAGCTGTTGCTTTTGAAATTGAAGAACTATATGTTTCTATTAAAAGTGCTATTGAAACTGCTATTCGAGAAAGTGTTTATTTGACTTTTGGATTTGAACGAAGACCTGCCATTCGTTCTACTACTACTTTAACTATTACTCTCTTTACTCCTCACGAAGCTTTTATTATTCCTAAAGGAACTAGGTTTGCTACTTCTGAAGGCATAACTTTTGCCACAGTTAATGATGTAAGTATAGATGCTGCTGATACTACAAAAGATTTATTAGTAATGTGTACCACTGCAGGGAGTGTGGGTAATGTAGCAGCTGATACTATTACTACAATGGTAGATAATATTCCACTAGTTAAATCAGTAACTAATCCTGAAGTAGTAACCAACGGCAGAAATATGGAGTCTGATGCTAATCGGAAGACTCGTTTTGTAAGTTATATCCGCTCTTTAAGTAAAGGAACTTTAGAAGCTCTTCGCTATGCTTTATCTACAGTTCCTGAAATAACTTCAGTATCTATATCAGAAAACTCTCCTGGGGTAGTTAATATAATTATCTCTACTGCTACAGGTGAAGTATCAACAGATGTTTTAAATAAAGTAGAAGAAATAATCAATAAATATCGAGCAGCAGGAATTCAAGTCATTGTTTCATCAGTAACTAAAATAACAGCCAATGTATCTATAAGATTAGGCTTATCTGACTTACAAAACACTACAACTATAGAAACTCAAATTCGTAATGGAGTTGTTAATTACTTAAATACTTTACAGGTGGGAGAAGATCTTATTCCTAACACTCTTATGGGTTTTATTTTTAGTTTTAATCTACCTCAAATAAAAACTGTTGATATCCTTTCCCCTACTACTAGAGTGATAGCAGACCACAATACTATTATCCGTCCAGGAATTATTACTGTTACCACTTATCTTGAGGAAGATTTATAATGTCCCTTCTTACTAAAAAGATTTGGAGAAATTACCCTCCATTTCTTAATGTTGATCAAAAATCAGAAGAACTTTACACCATTACTGAATCTCTTCGTCAAGCAATTGAAGAGGCAGGATTAGATGCTGAATCAGGAAAGAAGATGATGTATCTTCTTACTGCAGAAGGTGAGTGGATAGATCGTTGGGGAGACTATTTTGGAGTTAAAAGACTAGAAAATGAGGAAGACGAAAATTATAAACAAAGAATTATATGGGAAGTAATACGACCTAGGCAAACAATAGATGGATTAAAACAAGTTATTAGTTACTATTCAGGTATTCCAAAATCAGCTATTGAGATATATGAATATTTTAGAGAACTTAGCCCAGTAGATTTTGGAGCTCGAGCAGATGTTACCC